GAGTCCTGGCGGGTTAAGCCTACGTCTGATAATCTCAGCAGCGAATGCGTCTGCGGTAAGGCCATACTCGTAAACCTCATCCAGAACATTGATTTCACCCCAAGGTCCAACTTGAACGAGAAGCCAAACATTGGGATTGGTAAAACCATAGTCCACAGCGCCGAACGTCTGCCAGTCGGGGTTATAAGTGAGATTGCTAACATGGTACTCCTCATCGTAGTCCTTGAAGACTTGGCCTACAAATTCGGTGAAGTCGGCTGCAATCTCTTGCTTGAACAACTCCAGAGTCAGATCATCCGCTAGGTCAACAATCTCCTTGTCAATGTGTAGCTTTTCGACGGCAACGACTTGCGCCGCAGACAAATTCGGGTGATCCTCAAGTTGCTGTAGCATGAACTTGACGTCTGCGTCGGTAGTCCATTCGTGGTCCGGGATGATCGTATCAGGTGGCAATTTGCCAGCAGCTATCAACCTGCCCGTCGGAGTATACACATACGGGTTAAGCCAAGCCGGCATACGCCAACTTTCCCACTCGGTATTGTAAGGGTCCTGTCCCATTTCGTACTTGTCATAGAAGTGGTTCTTGCCCTCAGGAGTCGACGTGTGTAGTGACCAGCCCTCATAGTCGTTGAGCATCGGTCGGATGTACTTCTGCCAAATTGACATCTTAGTCTTGGCTGCCTCGACCATAAGCACTCCGCAGAGAGCCTCGCCAACGAGGTGGTCAGGGTACTTAGCAGATTGAGCATGTATCTGGAACGCCCCACCCCAGAGTTTGATATGCATCGAGCCACCCTCGGCGTTGTAGTAACTACCTGGGTGGTCCATAGGCATTCCAAGAGACTCAATCAGATGCCAGATTACGCGGAACTCCTTCTCAGCGGTGGTGTACTCGTCGCCTACAATCCAGAACTCACGACGCTTACCCTTTTTGAGCCACTCGTCGGCAACGTATCTGGTATAGAACGCTTCAGGCAGGAGTACGTGCCCGCCTAGCTCGGATTTGCCTGTACGCCGGCCAGCGCACCATAGCTTGTGGCGTGCGTGCGAGTTAAGCACTTTGATCTGGCCGTTGTGCGGGTCCCAATTAACCTGCGGACTCTCGTACACCATCCACGGGTCAAGTAGGTTCTGATTGCTAAGACTCACTACACGTCCACTTCACTTCGCCATCGACGGTTACGCTTACCCAGACTTTACCGCAAATTGGGCACACGCGCTCATACTCGTCGCCAGATATGCTGTCGATAACGCAAACGTGCTGAGCGGCTTGGTCTCTGCGCGCCCAGGTGGGCATTATCGCACCTTCAAGAAGCCAATTACGGTCGCGGTGGTCCTGTATCCGTTGTCTTGGTCGACATTTTCGACTCTGTAGTCAGCTTCATCATCGGACCACGTGTCGTTGATAGCAACTTGGGCGTCAACACGACCTGTCAAAGTGTAATCACGGGTACGAACGATGCCGTCGTCGTTTGTGCTACTCCCTACGGCCAGTCCGCTGGTGGCAGAGAGCGCAAATAGCTGCGGACCACGCGTCGGTACCTGCTCAAAGTCGTGTCCACCACCAGGTTTGGCTATAGGTGTAGCGTCAAGTGGTTGTAGGTCAATCATTTGACCCTTAAACTGTAACAGAACGTCAATTGCCTGTTGGGCAGCTGCCAGAATGCCCGGATCTGTTACAATTAAAGGCATTTCCTGTGCGCCTCCCTAGGTTGGCCGCAAACTCCGCACAAAGTGTCCTTGGCCCTAGCCTTTTGAAAGAACGAGCACACCCATGGCTTCATGACGGTGGCGGTACTTGCCTACGCCGCAAGAACCTAACCCGGCGGGACCCTGTACCGAAACAACACCGCTATCGTGGCGAGTAAGTTGAGGATCACGAATATGAGCAGTATCCAATGGATGGTGTCGGTAGCCATTCCATTCTCCCTATGGTTCGGTGTACTTGTATGGACCGTAGTACCCGGCTGGTACTAGGTGAGATTGCGGCCGCGGGTAGCGGTTTCGTATCTTGCCAAAGCGCACGCGATTGCCGTGCCCGCAGATTGCGTAGTATTCTGCCAAAGTGTCCACATCGCCGTGTAGCTTTATCCACAGATCCCAGTACTCCAGCATGGCTTTGGCCTGCGCGTGGATCTGCGTAATTGGTAGCGTACCACCTGGGTCGGGCACATCCAGATAGCCAGCAGTATCGCTCGTGCGTTCGTACCAATACTCACGGATGGTGGTGGGTATCCCGCCAGTCCAACGCGCCGCAATCTCGGTATCATCCCACCCGTGCGAGAGTGCGTCTTCAGGAAGCAGAACCTTTACTTCATTTACGTTCTGCGGAGTGGCGGTGGCCATAGCTAGTGGTTGTGGTACATCGGGTCAGACCCGGCATACAATACCGGCTCGACCAGATTCAGAACGCGGTGGCACGCGGATGCGAGTCTGCGCTTCTCTGCGTCGCTGAACCTCTGATCGCTGTACTCCACCGTGCCTACCGCGTCGGCAAGTTGCTCTGCGTCGACAACTGCTGCGTGCATTTTGGTACCTTCCCTGTTTATCCGGCGTAACCACCGCGCTTGAACGCGTTGTTCACGATCGTGTTGTTGCGCGCGACAGTAGCAGGACTGGGCGCAGTCGGGCTAGTTGGCTTCTTGGTGGGCGTGCCGTTAGCATTTATCGCAGGCCAGTAGCGCGGGTCATTGGGCGGGTAGTCCATACCGCGTAGCTGCGGATCTGGCGTCGCCCGTTGGCGACTGGAGCCACGCACTTTGCTCTTGGTAATCGGTGTCTGCTTGGGGACGTTTTTGCCCCAAGGGTTCATCGTGTTACCACCGCTACGGGTCTGCCCGAAACTGCTAGGCGTACCAGTTTGCTTACCGGTGTAACCAGGTGACTTCTTGCGTGCCATTAGACGCTACCACCCAACTCCTTGGGCAGACTCGTGGTACGCTTGGGCACCTTGTACGGGCCATTCGTACGGCTGCCGAAACTAGCCGAGCTAGGGCTGCCCTGTAGCGCATTGTCGCCGCCAGGGCTGCGGACGTTCACGCCAGTCTGGTTGCCCAGTTTGGTCTTCTTCTTCACGCCGGTCTTGCTAGCAGCGCCGGCACCTTGCCAGACGCCGCCACCCTTCCCGCCGCCGAACGTACTGTTGCGGCCGCCAGATTGCGCCTGGCTCTTATGGGCCTTGCCGTACTGCTTCGCCATTTTCGGTCCCTACTTTCTGCGCTTGCGGCCGCCAGGTACACGGACCTTCTTGCTTGCTCCGACCTTTACACCAATAGCACGTTGGGCCGGCGTGCGCGCTGGGTTACCGCGCTTGTTCAATTTGGCGCCACCCATCAGAGCGGTGCCCTGGCGAGTTTGCTTCTTCAGCTTCTTGGCACCGAATGGAGGAGCCTTTTTGCCACCGAATGCCATTAGCTTGCCTTTCGTTTGCGCGCTGGCTTCTTCTTTGTAAGGCTGGCGGACACAGCTTTCCTGCGCCGCTGCGTATCTGCCTTCCACGTCACGCCTTTGGTGGCGCCGACACGCTCTGCGGCGCTGCGAGCCTCGTAATGGCGCGTCGTACGCTCCGCAATATGCTTCTGCGCGGCCATCGTCAGATTGCCCTTGGGCTTAGCCTTCCAAGCCTTGTCGATTGAGCTGACTTCACGCCTTTTGGCGCGCTTCACCTTGCTAGCGGCGAATGCTCCGCTACTCCTGCGGTTTTTGCGTGCCGCGGCGGCAGCTGCGCGAGCTTGCGGAGACCAGGCCATTACTTACCCCTTCCTGGGGTTACCACCCTGACTTCAGTTTGGACTTCACGGAGTTGAACACGCGCCGTGGCGGACTGCCCTGCGTTACCGCAGACTGCATATTCGCCTTCTGGACCTTGATGGTAAACTGGTTATCCAGATTGGCCTTGGCCTTCTTGCGGCTACTCCCGCGTACGGAGTTGTTTGGCTTAGCCATAATCAAGCTCCCAGACTTCTCATGTGCTTCTTGTAGGTGTTGTGCGAACGAGTGAAGGCAATCTGGTCGTCGAGTACGGCCTGGTGCATCTCGCCGGATACGCCTTTGGGTGGCTGCATCTGCTTGGCGCGCTGTAGATCGCCAATGCCCTCACCGGCGAATCTGTAGTTCTTGCGGGCCTTAGCAATTTGGTGCGGCGTGATTTTCTTCTTGGCGCTGCGAGCGACAGCGCTAGCCTTGGCGGCTTTACGCTGCGACGCAACTTGCTTCGCTGTACGCACCATTCTGCTTACCTACTCTGGCGGAAGGTCCCCAGGCAACGTATTGTCTGGGTGGGGCTGATCTGGTAGCGGGTCTGGCTCTACGGGCGGTGGCGCGGGCTGTTGCTTGGTCTCTTCCAGAGTCTTCTGGAGGTCGTCGGCGAAAGCTTGCTCCTGGTCCGCAAGTTGCTGGGCATCCGTGGCGGCGTCGTCATCCTGGAACGCCTGTAGAGCCTCCGCGTTGGCCTGGGCCGTCGACTGGGCGTCCACGAGAGCCGCACGCAGAGCGTCATTTTGGGCGGTCAACTCTTCATTGACCTGTTGAAGCTGTTGCGTGTAGTCGACCCACTCCTGCTTCGCTTCTGCGTACGTTGCCATCAGTTCGTCTACTTTCTGTTCGATTCTGTCAAGTTGCGCCGCGGTACTGGGGAATAGCACCGAGAACATGTCCATAGCACTACCGGAAATTGGTATTGCCGTAAGGGCTGAAAGTGCCCGGACCACCGGGCATATCGCCTGGGCGAATCGGGTGGTGCGAGCTATCCAGAATCCACTGCTTGATGGCCATCGCGTCGGTATTGTCCACTACTCGCGGGATTGGTTGGAGAGCCTTACGCGGAACTGTCTGCCACTTAGCCATTTTTGCCGCCTAGTTGTCGGGGCCTTGGACCGGCAACCCCGGTTTGGGGGCGCAGGGCAGGTAACGGGACAACCAGAGAAAACCCGCAGCCTGTTGCCTGCGCCCGGTACCAAACCGGGGCCACCGGAGTGCGTAACCTTGGCCGATGCGCACACCTTGAGTATACCCTGGAACGGTTTTGCGGGTAAGTCGTAACGGCTGGCAATTTGGCTAGAAAGCGTCCTCAGGTGGTGCTAAACCAAACTGAACCTGCACTGTGTCTGGGTCCTCTTCTGCGCTATTGACAGGGACTTCCGTGGCAACGATGGTTTGTTTTTGGCCGGTGTCTGGGTCTGCGGCGGCTTTGGCGAAACCATCTACGCCCATCGTGCGGGCGATGATCCTGCGCTTCTTTGCGTCCCGTATCCTGCGTTTAGCCGCCAATCTGCGCTCTGCCAAATCCTGCGCCGCGTCATAGGCTGCTGCCAAGTTGTGCGCAGATTGGTTGGCCCGCTCTACCAACTCTGGGCCTCGTGGTTGGGCGTTAGCTGCGGCTGGATCTATGCGCATAGTGCTGCTAGAGTTTACTGGGTTATCCCAACTTGGTGCTTGTTTGTTCGGTGGATAGCCCTGCGGAATTGGCGGGCACGTAGGGGCAGCGTATTTGGCTTGGTCTGGTGTTGGCTGGTCTGCCGGCAATCCGGTGTCTGGTTCTGGGGACGCAATATCTGGTCCTCCAGTTGGCCCGCTAGAGCTATCGGCCACCGGCTGTGGATTATCGCCATCTGGCACATAACACGGCCCGTCTGTTCGGTGGACTATGTTGGGCGTATATGGGTTACCACATACGCACGCGGGTATGCCTATATCGCCTTCTGTTTGCACTTCCGTGGCTTCCTGTGGGGGTGTGGGCACCACTTCCGCATCTATGTAGGCTGGCGCCGGCAGTTGGCCCTGCCGAATCTGGTGGGACTCTTCTCTTGTAACCTTAGCAATCCCGTGGAGGACTTCCTCCCAGGGTGCTTTAGCAACCGCAATCTGCACGCGCTCTGGAGTTTTACCCGCCACACGCTCAAAGATGTATTTGGCCGCCTCCAGGCGATCCCTGGGCTCCACGGTATCATCTGTAGCAACCTCAACCATAACGTCGACCATGGTATCCAGATTCTCACGGAGCTTGTGCGTAAAACGCCGCTCGTGCTCTGCTACCATTTCGTCGTACATGTCTCTGGGGATAGGCTGCGTCTTGCCGCGGGTGCGGGGCACGTTACCAGACTCGTCCCGGCAGCGACCAGCGCGCAATTCCTCGTCGTCCAAATCCGCTACGCCTATGAAGCCGTGCTCAAATTGCTGTTGACGGGTCATGCGGCTAGCGGCGAGTCTGCGCTCTTGTTCCTCTACGTGCTTCTGGAAAAATGGCTTAAGAGTCATGGGCGGGGGCAGCTCCATTGCTTAGGTGGGCTAAGTTGTGTATATGCCGTGTTGTTGCAAATTTCGCTGGGTTGCTACTGCAGCTGCGTGTTACAAATGGGGAATGGCCAAATCGCCTGCCCCCTACCCCCACTTTCGACCCCAGCAAACTTCCCCACTTTCGTGTGTGCCCACTTTGGTGCTGGGCGCGAATCTGGGGTACCACCAGATTGGGGTTGCTGCGAATCTGGGGAAGTCTGTGACCTCCAGATTGGTGTGCGTGCGCTACCACTCGCGCTCCATTCTGGGCGGCTTGCTCGGCTCGCGACGTACCACTTTGGGCGTCCGTGTCTCGCGCACCAGAGGAGGCTGCGCGCCGTAGCGTTCCGTGTTGCCCGCCACGTATGGATCCAGTTCCGCAGTAGCGTCGCCTAGGTCCGTGCGGCGCAGAGCGGCAAGGTCACGAAGCTGCTGGTTCCTATCTGGGTCGGCAATTTGGATGCGGCTCTTGCTCCCGCCCTCGCTGTAGTCCAGCAGAGGATTGGGGAACCTGCCCTCACCAAACCCAAACTCAGATTCCCAGTTTGGTGACTTGTCTCTGTGTAGCATATTGGGGTCACGTGGCGCAGTTACCATAGCATCTAGTGTACCCCATATTGGGGCATCGCACTTTGCCAAAGTGGGGCCTCGCGAGAGTGGGTGGGGAGCAAGCTGGCGAAGCTGCTTTACTCCTCAATCTGCTACCCCAATAACCACATCCATATGCGCCGTTTCCCCTGGTAAACCCTACTTCTATAACCACTTATAACCACACTTAAGCCTCCTACCAGGGGTTATAACCAATAACCAATAACCGGGCCATCTTAGCGCGTCAAAAAACGCTAAAATGGGCCTTCCGTCGCTACGCCTTTCGCACGTATAAGGGCTTCAAAGTGGTTATCTGGTTATTGGTTATTTTCGGCCTAAAAGCCCTGGTCAATGGGGATAACCACACCGGTTATCCGTACTTCAAACCGTCGATTTGGGTTATTTTCTTACCACGTTCGCGCCACCAAGCGACGCACTCTGCCCTGCCTTCGCACGGATTAGATCGGCAATCATCGATCAATCTGGGGCAATACGCGCAATACTTGCGAGAATGGTTGCCGTCAGAGATCATCATATTGGGGTGGTACTCGCGATGCCGTATCACGATTCTCTGAACCTCACTCCAACATACACTTTGCTTGTATCGCCATCCATATTGCGCTGTTGCGTTCGCCCCATACCTATGTCCTTGCCTAACTGTTGGCTACTCACGGGACTGCCTATGCCATTAGCACTACACCACCTTGTGTAGCGTTCATATACGGCTCCTGCGCGGGGAGTCCACTCCTTGTCCCAATCTGTTGGGCCAGGCATCGGTTTGCCTCTATTGGCAGCACGTTGCTTGGCTCTGCCATAAGCACGGCCACCATCCTTGGTATCCCTGTACTTCTCCAAACATTCTGCGATAAACGTCTGCGTAGCATTGAAATGGCTTACCACTTCTCCACATAGGCGTTTGACTTCGCTAGGCCAATCCTTACGCTGTAATCCTTGCTCGCAATATAGCTTCCAACCCTCAACTAACCACGCCAACACCGCTATGCCGGAGTGGCGCTCAATCTCGGTTTGCTTCTCATATTGCCGCATAGATCTGGAGATAATCGTCTCAAAGGGAAGGATCAAAACGCGCTCACGCAGAGCCTCATCAGAGTGCTGAATCTCAGGCTCATTATTACACGCAATCAGCGTCGTGAACTGTGGCCGTCCCTCAAATATGTCGTTGCTGTATTTAGCCTCAGCGACGACTTTGTCATTGCCAGTCAGACGCTTCATCGTGCTAGCATCCATTCTGCCTGCGTCGACTTCAGACATACCAGTAACACGCAGCGGAACTGCTCTAATCAGTTGAGGGTTGAGCTCCTTGTTGCGGAACAAATTGATGTCGATAGTCCCATAGTAATCACCAAGGGCACCGCTCAGTCCCCCGAGCAAAGTGCTCTTACCAGTATCATGTTCACCATACACGAATATGATGAGCTTCTCAGGATTCTCGCCTACCAAGAGGTGGCCCAAAACCTTCTGTACAAACAGGCGCATCTCTGGGTCAGGTTGGAATATCTCCAGATACTCAGTCCACAGTTTATACTGCTCCAATAAGCCAGATTGGTGCGCAGCATCCGTATCCCACGGTATGTATGGCACCTTGGTATTGTACGTTACATAGTCTTGCTTCTGCGGCGGGCGAACACCAAGATCTGAGCATGTCAGATCCAGTATGCCGTTAGCACACCCGAGTAGCATGGGATTGCTATCAAACTCTTTACCACTCAACGCTACTGGTATGTCCCCAACATCAAGACCTTTTGCTATCGTCAGAGCATTCTTGATCACAGGTACGTTACCAGATCGCACACCCCACTTTCGCCACGCCTCTGCTTTGCGTATTTGCGTATCATCCCCACGAGGCAATTCAGCAGCGAACTTGGTTTGTAACTGCTCCACTCTGGAGTACGCCTTGCCTACCAATTTGTCGTCAAGATCACGCCACCATCGCTCACCATCCCATAGCACCCAGCTACGTCGCGAGTCCACGAATTTGACGTCATCCTGGTACAGATCAACAAAGTGTTGGCCATTCCCACGGTCGTTCATTGGGTACTGGTCACTTGGCTTGGTTTGGTAAGTAGCAACCTTACCTACAACAGGGCCCAAACCTTTGTAGTCCAGAGCAGCAACTTGCTCATCATCAGTTTGGTAGCCCCACTCGTTGACGTCAAATACGTTATTGCCATCAGAACATCTGTCTTCCGCTATGTAACCATTTCGTTCCTCAGAGTTGACTACTGGCTCCACTTTGGATATGGCACCGAACGCACTCCGTGTTACCTCGTTTGGGTCAGGTAGCGCATCACGCTTCTCGCCGGCCAGTTTCAACCATATGGCGTTGTATTGTTGTACTGCCTTAAGCCACCCAGAGTGGCCTTCTGCGGCCAGATTTATTAACTCCCAATGCGCATTTGTCAGGTTGGGGTGACTATCTGGAGCACGCTTCATCTTCTCAATCTGGCGATCAAGCTGTTGCTGCATGAGCTTACAAGGTGGGCCATCAGAATCGCGGAACGTATCCACAGCCCAGAAGTACATCTCCTCACCAGTCATATCACTGATGGGGACGTCACACTCCTCAGTTCCATTGTTACTGAGGTAGTTAAACCACTCTAGGGGCAGGACGGCTACATCGTCTAGCGGCGGGACACACTCCTCGTCGGGCCGTGCATCGCCCTCATCCGTAACGTCATAGTATGCGCCGTCCGGTCGCTTCCAGCGGTATACGGCCATCTTCGCATCAGGGTTACGGGACGGCCAAGCTAACATGTATCTGTGAGCCTTCTGTACAATCTCAATACAGGAGGCTGCCTTACCCATGAATCTGAAGCCAGTAGGCACAAGGAATACAGCGATGTAACTGTCGCCCCATAACTCAGGTTGCTTATACCAGCCTGGTTGGGCACTAGGTGGGCATACCGGCCATCTGCTTGAACTGCGTACAGTAGGCGGCAGTTTGCCGTACTTCTCCTCAAGTAGGCGTAGCTGTGCTATACCGTCTTTGTCGCCATACGTATCAACATCGATGCCCAGTAGCTCCCAGCCGCACGGCATCTCGCCCTTGGGTACATAACCCGCTAGATCACCGAGGCGTAGCGCCAGATTGCGTGGGCCAGAAGCAATCCAGGCCTTCACCTGTTTATCGTCAGGATACGGGCGACCGTGCCCGGTGTACCCACTTGGCGGGGATTCCTTCATGCCAGGGGGCAGAGGCAAAGTGCCTAGCCAGCCCAAACTCCTGTAGATACGCGCTGCTCTAGCGTAGGCATTTTCCCCGTCATTGGGCATATGCTTTACCCGTCTATTGCTCGCCGGCCAAGGCGTTGTTTACCAAGCGTTGAGGTCTAGTTTAGCCCACATTTACGTCGCTCGCGGGCTAATCGGTGTGGTCACAGCTACCATTCTCTTTGGCGTCAGCAGCAATCCACTCAGACTGGATTACGTTCTCGGCACAAGCCATTAGCATACCGGTGAGCATGTTGGCAACTACCTCGTGCGGCATGCCCATGAAATTGACTAGCGTGTCTACAAACACGTCTTCACGCGGCTTGGCACCGTCGTGCATCACCTCTACTATCTCTGCTGTTATGGTCGCATTGACATTGTCCATGTCCTCAGACACCTCGTCGACAAAGTCGGCAAACTCTGTAGGTGCCTCAGCCATATCCAAGCCACGACCTTGGCGCTCACGCAGACTGTATGTAGCAGCATTCACCTGAACTGCGGCCTGGCCATCCAGTTCGCCACCAGTGATCTCGCCTGGGGTTATCAGGACAAACCAGTACTCACCTGCCTGGTCGCGGCGTTCCGCGTTGGTCGCAAAAACATCGTCGCTCATTTTGCTGCCTTCTGTTTGCTATCTCGCTGGGTCACTTTGGCATCCCAACCATACCCAATTAGGTGCCCACGAATGCGAAGTGCTTCGTCCTCGCCTTCGTAGCACGGCAACATGACATCAGTCTTGTTTCTAATTGCTCGCACGAACCACATTACTCTGCTCCTCCCGCAACCCAGCCTTCGCCACGCACCCACACCTGGCCTTCGCTGCCTGGCACTATACCAGTCCCGTCGCAGTAGGTACACGAGCGCACTGGCTTTGGTGCTGTTTCTTCCTTGGGTCTAGTCGGGTTGTCTATGGTTTTCATGACTGCTTCAAAGTGCGGCTTCAATCTGTCGCGTAGTTCTTGGTGGTGCCTAAATGCTACGCACTTAATCAAAGCGGTGAAGGCATCCTCACGCACGGATGCTATTAATTCTTCGTCGGTAAAGCCATGCGCAGACTGCGCCAGCTTGGCACCCAACTGCTCTGGTTGTTCACTCACAGAAACTCCTCGTTTGGTTGTTTTGTTTCAACTCCGTGAAAGTGGCCATCCTTTCCCATAGCCACAGTATCGTCTGGGCCAAAATGGTGTACCTCAGGTTGCCTGTCCCAGTCGTGGTAATCTTCCCACAGATCCTCAACCATCCACTGGCTTGTGCCATGGCTGCTCGGTGGGCGGTATGGCAATTCGCACTCGTTGTCTACGTCGAAAACCTTGTTTATTGGTTTTGCGAATGCCCCACTTTCGTCTGTCTCGTCGGCCTGGCAATCTCTGTATCTTGCCCTTGCCATCGGTTTTGTTACCCTCCCCCACACTCTCGGCATCTTGCGTCTCATCAGTCACTTCCCATCCCCTTTCGGACTCAACATCACTTTGCGGTTTAGGTGGGCACCACGCAATATGCGCGGTGGGGTGCTTCTAATGCTGTTGTTAACTACCGGTGGTATTTTGGTAGCGTAGGCTACATTCTCCTGGCTTGGGTGTATCCCAAGCATCTTCATCAAATCTATTGCGTCGTCGACATTCTCGGCGAGTAGCTCCTCATCAGTAAGGTGCTCGACTTCTTCAGCAGGGTTGTTCAGACGTTCGCTGTACTTGCTCACCTAGGCTCCCAACGGTCTGATATCTCATTCTTAGGCACATACACCGTCTTTGGATCTTTAATCGGCAATTCACTCTCCTGCCACGGATCGAATATCGCTAGCCATTCCGCGTAGTTATGCGGGTGGCAATATGCGCCTATCTCCTCCACGTACGGCGCAACGGGTGCCTCGCCCTTATCCCATAGGTCTATGAGTACCACAGGGAGCGGTGGAGGCTTTACGTACACCTTGTCTGGCATAGGCGCAGTCTCGTTGCGTGGGTCCTCCGTAGCCAGTATGGGGCTGATGATTATCTCACCGCACTGACTACAAGTTGGCCCGCCGGGGCCTGGCACAGTAGTATGGGTATGACCTCGCTTGGCGGGCAGTCCACAAGCGCATAGACCGTTGCTCATAACCCAGCCACCGCACGTACAGATTCGTGGGCGCTCGTGGTCAATGTCCATACTTCACTTCCTTTGGGTCGGTGCGTATGTATAGCCCATTTCGGGTTTCCTTACCGCAGCGGCAACAGATCTCAGTCTCGCGATATTCCTCCACGAGTCTATGTGGTTTCTGCTCTAGTGGGCGCTCTTTTGCCCAGCAGTCGTCGCAGATTGCGAATGTCCAGCTCATCTGCCGCACTCCATACAGTTACCAATCTCCTGCTGCTCTGCTAGGTACGCAAGCAGGGCAATGGCGTGGCTCAGCACCAGAGTAGCTTCAATGCCTTCAGGCCAGTGTTGGAACTGGCTATCGCGTAGCTTAATCACATCCTCGCGCAGAGTCCTGATGCCTTCCGGCGTGTAGTCAATTCCTTCAACTTGGCTTGGCATTAGCCCACTCCTGTATGGTCTCAAAGAACGTTGGCGCACGGCCCAACCCCTCAAGTTTGGGGTCGAACTGTAAGTCCTCAATACACTGGTTGTATGTAGGACAGCTTGGCTCTGGGTAATCCTCCAGAGTGTAGCCATACTTGCTATCCATTATCAATCTCCAGATTCGCAAGCGACTTAGCAGCACCGATAGCAAAGGCCAGCAGGCCAGCAGTCGCGTACGCTGTAGCCTTGTCCCACTGATCGTTGTTGATAGCAGTG